GAAGGACTTAGCAACAGTAACCTGCATAACCTATTCCTCTACGTGACAAATATAACACACCGCTCCGCCACCCGAGAAGATCGTTGTAACACCTGTGATAACAACAGTGTCGCCGTTGCCTATGAGTTGATCGTCTTCATCAGGGATGTGTCCGTCCAAAGCAGAGATAACACATTTACGTGTCCCCTTGCGGATTTGATCTACGTCCAAAGTCTCGTAGTTGTAAAAGTAGCCTGTTACAGTATAGTCCGTAGTGGCTAACCCATCAATCTCACCCGTTGCAGGGTTGTAAGTACCGCCTGTAGTAACCTTACGAAGTGTTAAGTCCTCACCAAAGTCTCTCACGAGGTTCAGTAAGTCAAGGGAGCGAAAAGACATGTCCTACTCCTTATTCATACTCTGGTGTTTGATAGCTCGGAGGGTTCTTAAAGCGGTCACGGCGGAATGAGCCTTCCACACGGTTAGTGTTAGCCCTCACAGCCGTAATACCTGATTGAGTAATACCGCCAGCTAGGATACCAACAGAAGCGCCAGAGGTCTTCCCTTGATACTCTAGGTTATCAGCTAGAGTAGAGTAGTGTTTCATAAGGTCAGAGTAGTCAGCACTAAGCGCACCGTCTAAGTCAGTGTTTACCTTACGTGCATACTGAGAGGAGATAGTACGAGCAGTCCACCCAGCGGAATAGTAAACATTGTCACCATTCTGAGAGAGAGCAAAAGTGATCTCTTCGTTCTGCACTTGCTGATCTAGTGTATCTGTATCACCAACCAGAAGTCTTACTGTGTTGAGACGACCAGAGGCCGTAGTTGTATCCAAATCTGTAGGATCGTATGACCAAGCCATTTAGTCGCCTCACTGTTTCAATCGTTTAGGATTTTGTCTCGGATAGTGTAGAAGTCTTCTGTGATCCAAGCACTGTTGTTCAGAAATCGACGAATAAGACCACGTTGCTTATCGTCAATCTTGGACTTCTTGCACCTCTTGATATTGTATTCGTTTGTGCTTGAGGTACGGTCTTTAACTACTGCATTAAGAAGGTTCACCAAGGCATCTAGTTGTTTACCTGAGAACTCTGACAGTCTGTCGCCAACCTTATTCTGCACTTCTAATTCTTTGTTGTGGTATAAATAACCAGTGGCGTAAAGGATAGCTACTTTATCTTGTTCAATATTTTGCTCTAACCAGTTAAAGTGTTCGCCACGTTTCCAGTTCTTGCCGTTAGCTGAAACTGGCATCTTAATAAACACAGGCCAATCGACCTGCCAGCCCAAATATGTTGGGTGCATAGGACTACTCCATTTGTAAGGATACTGTTATGTTCTTTTATAAGTTGGGTGGAACCCCAAGACTAATCTCAGGGTTCCCCATTAGTGTAAGTAGCTTATGCTACAACGTCTTCGAAGAAGTAACCCAAATCAGCGCCGACGACTTTCATGTCGTAGGACATCTTAACTTGGATGTGTTCTGCAACTTGCTGACGCTTCAGGGCATCGTCGGAGAAGCTCTCGACGGTAACACCAAGGTTGTTGACCCCTGGAATGTTGTTCCATGCGAATGTCAGACCAGCAGCAGGTGTCATCAGACCAGCAGAGCGTGGTGTGTGTGCCAGCAGTGCGTTCTTGCCACCGATAAAGGCGTTAGCTTCTGCTACACCTTCTACAGCACCGTTCTTAACTGCTTCCATGACGTAGAAGTTTTCTACTTCAAAGATTTCAGCCAACTTAGCGTCTGTGATAAGCGCAGTGTTAGTAACTGTTGCGCCACCATTCAAACGAGCAAGTACGTCTGGGTGGTTAACCAAGATGTCACGAACTTCTTTACCAACAACCATTGTGTTTGGCTTGAAGCCACCAGAACCCAACTGCATTGTACGACGTGCAGTAGTTACGTCTGTCAATGGTGTGGAGTTCGTGTAGTCAGACCACAGGTTAGATGGTGTGTTGTCTGTAGCCCAGATACCAGCAGAGAAGAAGTTGTCAGCGAACTGCTCTTCACGGTGGATCATCAGACGGTTTGTCAGAGTTTGTGCGCCAGCGGAACGAATTTCCAACATAGCATCTTCGTTAGCAAGTGTCTGCTCGTCGAAGTCCATGCCGAGGCCAAATACGTCAGCAAAGTAACTATCGTTGGAGATTTCCATACCGATGCGGTTTACTTCAGTGCGTGGTGCAAGTTTCTTAACGTCGCCCGAACGGTTCATGTTCGCACGGTCGTATGTGTAATACTTGTCCGACTGACGCTGTACACCTACAGTTGGGAATACTTTGTCAGCGATGAAGTTTGTTTGCTCTTGAACGTAAGCGAGTGTCAAGTTCGAAAGCGGCTGGTCAATATGAACAGCAGAGGGAGTCAAAAGAGGCATTATATTATTCCTTTATATGCTAGGTTAGGCTACTACGTTGCCGCCTTGGATCAGTTCGATCTCAATGATCTGATTGTCCACACCAGCTTCACGGGCATAGCCCATAACGACATCACCAGTTGCAGCGGTGATTGCGTCACCGTTTGCATCTGTCTGTACGGCTGCACCAGCAGCAATAGTACCGCCAGCAGTAACCATAACTGAGCCTGATACACAGACAGTCACAGCAGCACCAGCAGCGCCACCTGCGAGGCAAACGCCGATAGCGTTTTCACCAGCAGCGTCAGCAAGATCAACTTGACCATCTGACTCAAGAGTTACGAATTTAAATTGTGCGGCGGAGAGATCTTCGCCAGCGATGAATGTGCGGTTATCACGAGATTGCATAACAGCCATGATTATTCCCCTTTATAGGATTTGTTAATAAGCGTCTTACCTTCGTCGGTCTTAGCTACAGCAGCATAAGCCTTGGCATAATCACTCTTTTTCAGTTGGTTGTCGTCCATGTAGGACTTAACGAGAGTATCTAGTTTGTCGGCAGAGGTAGCGAACTCACCGTCTACATCGGACTTACCAAATTCTTGCATGGCTGCGTCAAATGCTGCGTCAGCGGCCTTCAGTGCTTCCATGATAATTTCTTCGTCTGAGAACTTAGCTACGAGAGCTTTAGCAACAGCAATGTCGAAGTGTGGCAGAGCTTCGCCAGCACGTTTCGTCAGTTCAATGTCAGCTTTCTCTACAGCAGCTTCTTCAAGTGCTTTGAGGACTGGCGCTGGGATGTCTGATTTAGCAACCATCTCACCAGAAACTTCTACCATCTCAACTTCTGCTTTCTTTTCGATAACATCAGATTTGATGACGTAGCCATTTTCAATAAGACCTTTGCGAAGACGCTCGTTTTCAGCCTTGAGGGTGTCAATTTCGACTTCCTCTGCCGTTGCTTCTTCTGCCTTATCTACTTCTGGAGCTTCTTCCATTTTAGCGGGTTCAGCTTCTTCTTCCTCTTTCATCATGTCGTAGCCAAGAGCTTTCATAGCCTCTGGTTTACCACACGACTTTTCTTCCATGTACGCCTTTACTTTGGCTTCCATTTCTTCAGTCATTTTAATAATTTCCTCTTCGGAATTGTCACGCTTGAAGAGACTAACCATTGCCTGTGCATTGGCAGGACGGTCTACAAGAGACAGTTCTTCAAGTTGCAAGTTTTTTTAGGAGGTTAGGCAAGATTAAATCTCCTCTTTCATAGCACGACCACCAATAGAGAAGGCCGCAAGTTCCCCAGACTTAACCATATCCCAGATTGACTCATCGAATACTTTGTATGCAACGACCCATCCTTCACGATCAGACTGGATACCAAGAGCATCACCAATTTCTTTAGTGATAGGGAGAGAATGAACTACAGTTCCTACTTGCTCCCCAGTGTGCATAGCCTTGCCGACACGCACATGCTCCATAAATTCGTTTACAGCTTTCACAAGAGTGTCAGCTTCGATAACATCCCCTTGGCGGTCAACTACAGCTTCACCCTTTTCGGTTACTACTGAGGCCCAACCATAGACCATACGTTGTTCGTCGTCAGTCTTGAGGATTTTACCTTCAATGCTCTTAGTCATATCACTCACAGAAGTATCTGCCTCCCACATACGGCATGACCAGTAGCCAGCCTTTGTTTTGTCTTTCTTAGTGTCGCATGAATGACGGGAGCGGAAATTAGCACGAGCTGTTGGATCATCACGACGGATTTCCATGTTAGGGTCACCGAAGGTAACTCGCTTAACCTTGTCACCGTCCATGACAAACACTTCAAACTTCTTGTTGCCACCTTTGATGCGACGAGGCTTGTTAAGTGTGACTTTCTCACCTTGATACTCAGCTTTAGTGAAGTCTTCCTTTAGCACCTCAGCTACGATAGCCCTGAGAGCCTCTATACGGTCCACTGAGGGGCTTTCTCCCTCTTCCGTGGCCTCACCCTGTTCATAATACTCTAGGTAGGCTTCATGGCTCTCTGCTGGCATATAAACAGCCTGACCGTCATAGTCGTGTACGTGAACCTTGCCTTCAAGGCCCATGTCCATGCTACGGGAGACTGCTTCCATCTCTGTAGTAAAGATGTCATTGGCGTATTGTGCCTTAGCGACAGACTTCTTAGTTGACGATGGGTGAGACGCAGGCAACAGGTCTTTGTCGTGGTTAGGCTTCTTAGAACCGCTTACGATCTTGAGGAAACTGTTGACACGAGCCATAGCCCATTGCTCAGGAGACTTTACGTTAGGACGGACGCTAGAGGGGTTAGTCTTGTAAGCACCAACACCACGGTTATACACAGCTTGAAGCATCCGCATAGTCACCTTATGCTTAGACTTCTTGTTGTGAGCTTCCATCTTATTCTTAAGGCCAGTCTTTGACATTACATCACTTTCGCTAAATAACCCTTGAAGATACCGAAAACTACAGCGTTGTTAGTTCCAGTCTCGCAACGAACCCTTATGTCGGAGTTCTTGGGGACAATAATTGCAGGGTCAAGGCTAACGTCAGAGTTCCCACCAGAAGAGGAAGCAGTAAAACAAGCCTTGGGTAAAAACACACCGTTGGGGTTTCGTATCTCAACATAGAAGTCTACCGCAGCACTCTGTTTAGCACTCACAGCGCCGTAGAACCCTGTCATCACATAATAGTCCTCGTTGCTGAGTGTAGTTGCAGCTTTGAAGGACTGCTGATGCCCGTCTACCAAGTCGATGTGTATTTTAGTTTCGTCTGTTGGTACACCGCCAGAAACAGTAGTGTCCTCGTAAACGACAACTCGTCCAGCAACCTCTGTACTATCATTGTTGGATATACGAGAGACCCTTGCGAGGGGAGTGCTTAGAGAGACCTTAGTGTTGCCGCTGAGGGTCGCTGTCTGGGTAACGAAGGTAAACTCTCCACTATCTACAGTGTGTCCCTCAACGTAAATCTCTTGTGTGTCTAAAGCGGAAGAGGAAGAGATGTGAGAAATAGTGTTGGCTGAGACGTAAGTTTCGTTTCCACCTACTGTCCATACAGTCTCTAAACCTATTGTCCCTAACTCTGCGGAACGGCCAAACTTGATAAGAGACTTAGCCTTACGGTCAATAGAAACCCTATCGCCAAAGGTAGATTCAATCTCACGTTCAGCTTGTACAAGTCTACCATCAGGGACTTCATAAGCTCGTCTAGGCCAACCTCCGAACATTTGCTCTATTTCCTTAATCTCTTGTGCGATTATTGCATTGGGATCACTAGCGTCATCAACGACAGGGCGACGATTAGTTATGTCTGACGGGGAAAGGTTGTAGACTTGCGTTAGTGTGGGATCACCTAACTCTGGGGCTTCGGTGCTTACAGATGTAACTGTGAGGCTATGAACCTGACTTATGCCAGTAGAGCTTACCGAAGGTGACCCAGTAGAAATACTGTTGGTAGCAATGAAGTTTTCATTAACGAGGGGTTCGCTGGCTTGGGTTAGGAGTAAGCTGCTGTCCTGTTGAAGTATTCTGCTAGACATAGCCCAAACCCCTTATGCTGGGTCGGGGATACCAATAGTAAATGACCCCAGTGAAAATGAGTTCCCTGTTACTACAACTTGGGCTGTAGTTAGGTCGCCAGTAACGTAGAGAGTGTCCGAACTGTTTGTAATGGCATAGAAGGAAGCTGTACCAGAACCAGTCACAGTAGCATCAGAGACAGCACCTACAGTTACCTCACGACCACCACCAGTACGATCAGCAGGAGAACCTACGCTAACGGTCTCATTACCCAAGGTGTGAGTGGAGGTTGCTTCAGCGTAAGTTGTTGGCTCAGTAGAGCAGATGTCGATACGAGTGCCATTCGTCGTGAGTGTCGAGAGACCGTTGTCAAAGACAGCGTTAGATAGAGTTGCCATTATTCCTCTTCCTCAGTATCCGTAGGTTTAACATCAGGATCATAGTCCAACTCAGCAATGTCCATAAGGTCACTGATAACCTCTGGGTGAGACGACACATCAATGCCAGCACCGTTGAGATTACGGAGGAAGGAAGCAATCTCACGAAGATCATGCGGAGCAACATCACCAGCGACAATAGTTGGCATGTCATCATAGCTCAGACCGTTCAACTGCCACAGACGCTCGACCAACTGTTTGTTGAGAACATCTACGATTGCTTGGATGTAACTCTCAAGCGCACGGAGGAACAGGTCTGTCTTCGACTTAGAGAGGGCGTAAGAACCACCCTGCGACCCAAGAAGAAGGAACTCTGAAAGCATGGAACGAGCAATGTCGTGTTGGTAGCGACGAACAATAGGGTCAATGTTGATATTACGGCTACCGCTAGACGACATCAATTCAATGTCAACTAAGCGTTGGTTGGTAGGCGCTCCGTCCTTATCGGGGTAGGTATCGGAAGGCAGTACAATGTAACCTTGCTCGTTAAACTTGACATCACGGAGGATTTGTTGCAAGTTATTTACAAAACCAGCTTGTGCTTGTGAAGCATCACCAGAGAGATACTCAGCAGGGATACGAGCAACAGGGATACCAGCAAGCTCACGTTCAACTGCAATAGCCTCTATTGACTGTAAGTTGTTAAGATACTCATAAGAAGTATAAGCATTGCGAAGTATAGAACGGCCACTAGGATCTCCATTCAAGCTAGTGGTGCGGTAATACAAAGACTTGTTCGTAGGGATGTAGTTAGAGCCACCCATGTGACCAACTGACTGTTCAACACCAAGTACCTCACCAGTCTTGTCATCTACATCAAACTTGTTTACAGTCCAAGGCGCACGAGAGGCAATCTTCTGGATACCAAGGCGACCATCAGTGTACTTAGAGTGTTTCTTAGGGGATCGTTCTGTTGGACCTACTCGACGCTTGTAAACGACCTCAAACCAACCAAAGCCATACGAGAGATAACCTAGAGCCTCAGAGATGTGGTCATCAAGAGTGTGTTCCATGTCGTCAAGAATACTCTCAACAAACTCTTTCTCGACTTTAGCTGCATCACTGTCGTTGGCTGGCTTAACGTGAAGGTCTACATCACGAAGGATTTGCTCAACGGCATACATAACCGCACCAACCGTAGAATCATTATCTCGCATCTCACGGTACTTACGAATAGCCTTTCGGCCTCGTAACTCAGGGAGAAACTCGTCAGCACGGATTTGACCGTTGTTAGTGTTGTCACCAGCTACACCGAGTGTAGACTTAGCTTTTGCTTCCGAGAGTTTCTTTACCATGATCTCAATGCTTCTATGATTAACGTGAAAGTCCCTTTGCACTAGAATAAGCGAGGGTCAACTTGGGTTTGCTGTAACCGTTAAGTGAGAGGTCTGTAATTGCCCACACAAGAGCATCAAGTCTATCTGGGGAGCCTATCGACCCTAAAGGTTCCCACGTTCTCATTTGAGTTTCTAATTCGTTTAATGAAGCACCGTCAGGAGGGTTGGACACATGCTTGACAAGACTACGCTCGTATAGAGCAGATATTGGTTCAGCACGGGCAAACTTACCACGAGAGGCTCTAACAGCTTTATAGGGAACTGTTTCATCTTCTCCGTGAATGGTTGTCTTAACCATGTCACCACCTTGGTTGACCTCAGCCACAATACGATCAGCTTGATAGTGATGGTAAAGTTCAATAGCTTTAGACGCCCAACCTTGCGGAGATAATCTGTCAGTGTAGTCACCCAAGACATATGCAACACCATTTACATCAATACCTGCAACGACAATACCTGTCATGTCACTCTCAGCGTTAGAGGTAACAGCAGGGTCAAGGGCAACGACAATACGGGAAAGGTCTGGGACTGCCTCATGTTTAACGGAGGCGTCATCCAACATAGCTGTAGTCCAAAGTGCGCCTTGCGCTTCCTCTAGTACCTCAGCATAAAGTTCTTGTCTACCTAGCCTAGTCCCCTCGTACTGCTCTTTAACAGCCTTAAGGTATGTACCAGCTAAGTTAGCGGAGTTATCAAAAGTAGACCCTGTAGTAACAATAGTCTTAGGGTCTTTGAGTATCTGACGGATCAGCTTGGTAGGCTTAGGTGTCGTAGTGACCATGATACGTGGGTGCTTGCCCAGACGCATACAGAACTGCAACATAGACCAAGTGTCCATATCCTTGTTCCAAGCAGCAGTCTCATCACACCAAGCTAACTCGAACTGTGGTCCACGGAGACGCTCAGGTTCCTCAGCAGAGAAGAACTGTACTTGCGCTCCATTCTCCCACGTGAGTGTACGCTTAGTTGGAGACCACTCAGGGAACCCCATCTTCTTGCCAGCGTAAGTCTTATCACCCTTCCAACATACGTTTAGAAAACCAGACTCACCTTTTACCATAACTCGTTCAATATCAGAGTTAGTAGATGCAACAGCGGCCACACGTTTACAACCACGCTTGACATTTTCTCGTACCCATTCAACACCTGATCTAGTTTTTCCAAAACCTCGACCAGCATTGATAAACCATGTGTTCCAATCATTACCATCAGGTTCAAGTTGATTGTCTCTAGCCCAGAAGTTCCAGTCATGCTTAAGCTCCTCAGTCTTGAGTGGACCTAGCTCCTCGAATAACTTCTTCACTTTAGGCGCTGGTAACTGACGTAGGGTGTCAGCAGTAATGGCCCTAAAAGGTTTAGTCAGAGGTGTCTTCTTCGGGGATTTCATTCGGGTCAATTCCAAGTAGCGACAAGAGTGTGTCGGCTGCACTCTCGTCTAGGTCAGGGTCAGTCTCTTGTTCAACTTCAATGTTGGTCTGAGTAGGCGACCACCCACCTTTAGATCGCAAGAACAACTCTTGGGACTTGAAGTCACCTTCGAGAGCTTGGTCAATAACCTTAGCTCCAACCATCCCGTTAATCTTAGCACGTTCCTGTTCGATGAACGACCCATACGTCTTGTACATAGTAGACAGAGACTTAGGTGCATTGGTAAGGTGCTGCATGGAGGCAAGCATTTGACGGATAGCAATCCCACCTTGAATACAAGTCAGAATGTGCTTCTCAACGTGTTTACAGTAGGGGAGCTTTTCAGCCATAACTTTAGTTCCTCGTGGCAGTAGCCACTCTATTAACGACAAATAAGATTAACTTAAGTGGGTAAGACAGATTCTATCCTAAGAAGTTGTCTGCAAGACCCTTTACCCTTAACTTAAGTTTGGAAGCATACGTCTTGGTTACTTGTAGGAAGATCTTAGAGAGACAACAACTAGGAGTGTAACTTAAGTTTAATCTTAAGTCTCTTACTCTACTGGTTTATACTACTTAGTGAAAATAACTTATGTTAAAACTTTAGTAGTATAAACCAGTAGAGTAAGAGACTTAAGATTAAACTTAAGTTACACTCCTAGTTGTTGTCTCTCTAAGATCTTCCTACAAGTAAC